ACCGACATCGCGACGCCGGCGCCGGCGTCAGCGACCCATCCGGTCGGCACGCGATCGAAAGTGATCTTGTGCGCGGCGATCGCCGAGACGCGGCAAAAATCGTTGTCGACCGCGGTCGCAAATCCGGCCGGCTTGATCCACTCGCCGACCACCAGGCCGAACGTGGTGAAATCCAGCGTCGTCGACGTCAGGCCGTTGCCGCCCGCCGTCACGGCAGCGATATCGCTCGCCACGCCCTGGAAACCGACTGAGCGGATCGCAGCGCCGACCGGAATCGGAAGCGTTTCGGCCGTGAAGGTCGCGGCCGGAAACACGATGGTCGTCGCCGTGCTCGAGGATACTTTCGCGACCTTGTTGTTCGCCGCGGTCGGAAAGCCCGACAGCAGCGCCAACATGCTGGCGACGAATGCCGCGCCGCCGGCGGCGACTGTTGCCGTCGTGGCCGACAGGTCGCTGATTTCCATGTCGGACGTGACGACCGTAATCAGCGGATTGCTCGCCCAGGTTCCCTGCAGCGCCTCTTCCATATCCTCGTCCATCGTCTGGAAAGACATTTCGCCGCCGATGTCGCCGCCGGCCTGCTCGCCGATCAGGATCAGATCCGAGACCTGCCGATCGCTGTTGATCTCGTTCGATTCCGTGGTCTGCGGATTGAACGCCAGGCTCGACGACGTCTGCCGGATCGTCTTGAAAACCGGATTCGCCGGCGTGACGCCGAACGTGGTCTCGCGGCACTTGCCGATCTTGACGCGATTGGTCGATTGAAGCGACATGGCGATCGTTCCTTTTTGCTAGACGATGAAATCGAAATAATACGGAACAGAAAACGACAGCAGCCAAAAGCCGCCGACCGTGTTGCGGTTGTCGATCACGCAAGGTGACGGCGCCCAGGTATTGACCGAGGCAATCTGCTTTCCGCGAAACAGCGCGCGCAGCTCGTCCATCCACGCCACAGCCCAATCGGCGCCCGAGCCTGGCGCGATCGAGAGAACGAAACGGATCGTCCCGGTCTCGCGCCATAGCTGCGCGCCTGGCGAGCCGATCGAGATCTGATCCTCTTTGGCGACAGGATACTGGACATCTAGAAACGGCGCCGCCGGCGGCAGTCCGCCCTGGTTCGGAGGATCGACCGGGCAATGCGCCCAGAGATCCGCGAGCCGCTGCTCGACCGCGGCCATGACAGCTTGCTGCGCCATTGAAATTATCTCGCGGTCAAAACGATGGCTGGTGCGCGCAGACCATCAGCCGTCGCGCGGAATTCAAAGCTGACGTCGACGGCCTCGCCGAATTGCGCGGCCGCCAAAGCTGCAACGCCTTCATAAACGCCCGCCGGCGCCTGGCGGCTTTCGCCGCGCTCGATCTTGCCGGCATAAGGCGTCGTGTTCACAAAAACATATTCCGTTGCGATCGGGATCTCGGCGCCGGCGGCGACGAGCTCGCCATCGGCCTCGAGCGAATGCGAATGCTCATAAAGCCCAGGATGCCGATCGGCGACTGACCCGACCGGCGAATGCTCGACGAGCTGATCGCGGACCCACTGCGCGGCGTCGGGCGCGAGCTTGAATTCATAGACGATCACGCCGTCCGGCTTGACGTTATCCTCGGATACACCCTCGGCGCCGTCGACGGTCGTGACATGCGGCACGTCGCGGCCGAACGCCGCGAGATTTTGCGCGTCGGCGTCGGCCAGTTGCTCGCGCGCGAACGCCGCCAGCGTGACGCTGCGATCTTCCGGCGAACCGACCAGCTCGAGGATCAGATCGTGGTCGATCGCCGCGACCTTAGCCGACGTCGGCATTAGCCCTCGACCTTGATCTCGAGCGCGACCAGGACGCCGGCATATCGCCGCTTGTTGTCGTCGACACCGACGATCGTCCTGGCACGGCCGCCGATCACCAGCTGGTCGCTGTTAGGCACGATCGGCAGGATCGCGGCCAGCGTATCGACCGACACGATCAGCGTTGAAATCTGCTGCACGATCGACCCGACGACGAGCTCGGTCGTGTCGCCGGTCGACTTAGCGACCGTGTTCGTGTCAACGAACGGCCGCGTCGGACCCGTGCCGCTATAGCGACGGATAGCAACCGCAGATCCGCCCTCGGCCCAAAAACGGCGATGCGACGCCAGCAGCTCGGCCGGCGTCATTTATTCGCCCTCAGTCCTGGTTTCGCTCGAGATCATCTGGCCCTGACCGTCGCCAGGCGATTGACGGCCAGTCAGGCCAGCCTGGCCGTCGCCTTCCGAAGGGGCGGCGTTGTCGCCGATCATGCTTTCTACCCGCCGGCGTAGATCACCCTCATAATGCTCGAGCGATCCGACGTGCTCCAGATGCGCGCCGGTCAGCTCGTCTATCTTGTCGAGAACGCCATCATAACGCTCGCCGATCCTGGCGATGACCTTTTGCTGATTGTCGGCACGCGTGATGCGGCTTTTCAGCCCCGCGAGCTCGATCGGCATCGGAATTTTCAGCGACGGCCGCCTTGTCTGTTCAACCATTGCCCTTAGTCCCCTGATGACGCGTTGCTGATTACGCTCTTGCCCGACGAGATATCGGCGCAGACGCAAGCGCTCATGAGCGATCGCGACAAGCGCGTCGATATCCATTCGGTCACTTCGATTTGACTTTTAACTTGATGCGCCGATCGGCTGTGCGGCCGCCGACCGTGACGACCTCATTCAGGATCGAATAGGACTCGCCCTCGTCGCCTCCTGCGAGCCAGACCTTTGTCGCCAGGCCCGTGTTTGTGGTCGAGTTGGCGACCAGCGTCGCACCAGGAGGCAGGGTGAACGTCGAGCTCTGAATTCGGTCCGCCGGCATAACGACCGTCGACGGATCAGTCGGCAGGTCCTTCGTCGGATCCGCAATGACCGCGGCCTGGTACTGCGCGAGCTCGTCTGGCGAATAGAGGCCGATCGTCCATTCGACGTCGTAATCCTTGATTTCCTTCGGATCCTTTTGCGGCCAGATCAGCGTCGACATTTCTCAGATCCCCTCGCTGTCGTCGGACGGAATAACGACCGTGCGATTTTCAGATGGAACAAAAACCTCACGCGCTGGATCCTGGACAAACACGCGCCGCGCCTCGCCAGCGACAAACACGCGCCGGAACTCGCCCAGGACACGCACAAACCTAGGCGACAGAACAAAGCCGCCGATATTGATCGCAGCGGCAATCACGGCCGAGGCCACAGAGATCGCGAGTGCCTTCGCCGTCGACTAGGCAATGGTCACACTCGCCAGACTCGAGATCGCCAGCGCCTTTGCCGTCGACCTGGTCGACGTCACGGTCGAAGCCGGCGAGATCGAGATCCGCTTGGCGATCGACCGCGCCAGGCTGACCGCCGAGCCGCAGGCGATCGAGATGGCGACCAGCGCGATCCTGCCGCGCGTCACCACGACCGACGTCGAGCTGGCAACCGAGATCCGCTTAGCGGTCGACCGCACCAGGCTGACCGCCGAGCTCGAGGCGATCGCCAGGCCCTTGGACGTCGACCTGACGACCGACACGCTCGAGCTCGGCGCGATCGATATCCGCTTGGCCGTAGAACGGGCCAGGCTGACCGCCGAGCCGCAGGCGATCGAGACGTTCACGATGATGACCCTGATCGCCGACGCCGTCGTCGAGCTCGCGCAGGCGATCGTGACACCCTTCGCCGTCGATCGGGCCAAGCTGACCGCCGAGTTCGGCGCGATCGAGATCCGCTTGGCGGTCGACCTGGTCAGCGAAACCGCCGAGCTGCAGCCGATCGAAATGGTCGCCAGAACAGCCTTGACGCGCGTCACGGTCGTCGAGCTGGCGCAGGCGATCGCCAGGCCCTTGGCCGTCGACCGGACCAGGCTGACCGCCGAGCTCGACGAGATCGAGATCCGCTTGCCTGCGGATTTCGCATAGGCCGACGCCGAGGCGCAGGAAATCGAAAGCGACTTTGCCGCGGACTTCTGAAACGACGACGTCGTCGAGCTCGAGATCGTCACGGTCTGCGAAAACGCGTGCGGTCCACCGGAACCTTGATTGAACAGCAGCGTAAGCATCAGAAATCGCTATAGCCGCTCGGGGGCGAATTCTCATAGGCCGCGCTCGGCGTGTTGATCCGCACAGAGTCGCCCGTCGTGTCGTTTTCAACCGTGATGAACAGCGCGCCGGAAATCGACGAGATATCTATGCCGTTCGTGCCAGCCACGGGATCGGCGCCAGCGTCGTTATTCCACAGCGTTGCGGCCGTTGAGTTTCTGAACCACATTTTCTTTGCGGTCATATCAACGGCTATTCCCCAGACGTCGCCGGCGTTCGTGGTCATGCCAGGCCCCGCGTTATAAACCGTGATGTTATTGACGACGACGAAGGTATTGGAAACCGAAAGCCATACGCCGACGCTCGACGCATCGCCGCCGAGGTAGGTCGTGAAAGCATGACCAGACGCGGAAAGACCGATCGCGCCTCCCCACGTTCCCGCCGGATTTAACTGGATCTCGAAATAACCCTTTCCGCTCGATCGAGACCCGACGCTTCTAACCTGCGGATCCCCCGTGTTGCTTGTGACCGTCGCCAGCAGGTTGCCAGTGCTGAGAGTAACTGTCGTGGTCTTGTCGGACGGATTAAATGCTGCAGCAGGCGACGGCACGGAGAACGGTACGCCGGCAATTTGCTGGCCGATAAACCGATGACCAAGATCATTGGGATGAACGCTGTCGCCCAGCCCGAACGTTGCAGAATTGCCGGCCGTGATGATGGCTGATATGTCGCCGAAAGCCACTCCCTCGCCAGCGCAAGCCGCGATCAACCTTCTTTTGACGACGGCCAGGGCGCCTGTTTCTCCTAATGGAGTCCAAGGCCCGATAACTTGAATGACTGCCGCAGGAAATGCCGCCTTGATGGCATCGATCGCGGTAACGAACTGCGATTGCAAAAGCGGCATGTTGCCGCCGTTGTCGTTGAAGCCAAGCGCACACAAGATTCTATCAGGCGCGTGCGTCCGCAGTTGCATGTCGCTCGATACGCGAGTCGCGGGTAGGTTCGTCGACGACGACGTCCACCCGGTCGAGCCGATCCCGCACTGGATCACGTCCCAGCCCATCAGCGCGCCAAGCGTATTGCACCAGGCCCTGGCAAGGCTTTGCGCGCCGGTGCCTTGCGTGTAGCTGTCTCCCAGCACGAACACCAACGGCCGGCGCGCGTAGTTCGGTGCAGATATTCTGCTGGCTTTCGAAATGTAGACGCCGGCGAAACCGAAATTGATGCCATAGATCTTGATGTTTCGTTTTTTCTTGGTAGGCCAGGTCAGCGTCATGATCATCGCCGCGCCCGACGCATCATTCGTGATGGAGGCCGTCGAGACATATTTGCCGTCGACGAGAACGTCTAAAATCGCCGTGAATGCGAGGATCTGCAGATCGATCGACGAGGCGTAAACGTCGAACTCGACCCGAGCGTGCTCGTTGATATAGTTCTTTGATCCGAAAAATCCCGACGTTGAAATGTTGTCGCGCGGATCGATCGAGTCCCATCGGATCGAGGCGTCATTCTGCGCGATATTGACGGGATCGATGACTGTCGGCGTCGTCGTCTTGACGAACGACACGCTGACGGCGTCAGCGCCGCTCGATCGCGCGGGAACGTTAAGCACGGCCCTGGAAACCTTCCAGCGTCGCGATAAGCATCGTCGAATTGGCTGACGGCGTGAACGCAGACAAGGTCTGAAACTGGATAAAGATCGTCTGCGCGCCCGATGCAGGCTTGGCGACGATATAGCTGCCTTCCTCCGGCACAAGACGCGCCTTTCCGCCGTCCGAAAACGCCCGCATGGTTCCGGCGACGGATCCGATAAATCCGGCGCGCTTGTTGCTAAACGCCGCATTGTCGCCGGCGCCGACGCCAGAGATAGCGGTCGGATCTGAATTATACAGATAGGCCCTGACCTGGACGGCCGCAGCGAGGCCCGTGTCGTTCGTATCGACGGTCACGGCCGTAATGCAGACCGGATCATCGTTTGTGTCGGACACGGTCGCCGACAACGCCGTGACTGACGCCGCCGTCGCATTGTTGGAGATCGAGTCATTGGCCGAATACGCCGTCACATTGGCCGGCCGCGTCAGCGTGGTCGCCACGGCCGCGAAAAACCGCGTCTTGACGACGTTCTGGCCGGCGGTCTGATCAATACCGACCTTGCCGATGACAGCCGAGCCGGCGGCCAGGACGATGCCAGTCAGCATCGTCGTCAAGCGCTGCGCGATCCGCTGCAATCGCCCATTCAAGCCAGACGACGCCGTGTCGCTCGCCGGCGCCGTTTCGGTCAGGCCGCCGATCACGTCGACGGCGTTGCCGGCCCGGTCGCCGATCGTGACGACCTGGCGCTCGACGCCCGCGATATCGACCGTCTCGATAACGGCGCCGGTTCCCGGCAGCGTGACGTTTGCGGTCATGTCAGGAGAACTTCACTTTGACCGTGAACGCGATCGAGTCTCCAAGCGAAACATTGATCGCCGAAAAGTCGCCGTAGAAATCCATGTTGCCGCCGGTCGGCGGCGAACCGGCTCCAACAGCGTCAAAGGCGCCTACTTCCGTGATCGCGACAGGTCCGGCCGACGCTTCCGTGATCGTTCCCGCGAGCTGCAGCGTATCGTTGGTCACGGTCGTCGTCTGCTGGGTCAGCGTCGCCGAGGTTCGCGCCTCGGTAGTCGACGTCGTGGTGACGACGTTCGCGGTCGCAGCCGCGGCCGAGCCCGTTCCCCACTGCAGCCAGAAGGCCGCAGCCTGGAGCAACGCCGTTATTTTTGCGAGGCCTGCATTTTGAACGCGAGCTGTCATGTGCGTCTAACCTTTCGTTTGAGCCAAATGAAAATATTTCCGGCCGCCCTGCGCAGCGACTTGCGATGATAATAGGCGACAGCTCCCAGGCGCTCGACGCGACCATCGGCGCGCGTGACCACGGCCTCGATCGTTACTTCTTCCGGTTTCGCGTTAGCGATAAGCCCGCCGCGGATGCCCATCAGATCGCCGGTATTGTGAGATTTGCGAGCAGCCCCTTGATCGCCTTGTCGACGATCTGCGCGACCGCCGGCGTGTTCTGGTAACGCTTCCAGCCCATCCCCTCGACGCGATCCTCGAGCAGCGTCATGTCGCGCGTCGCGATCGAAAGCAGCGCCCTGGCGCCGATAATGACGGCATTTTTCAACGTCGCAGGCATGACCGCATCGTCGTCGTCATATCCGCAAGTGAATTGGATCCTGACAGACGCGTCGTCGACGCGCGCGACAGGCCAGCTCTGCCCGTATAGCGGCGCGATCATCGCTTTGCCGTAGACCTGGCCCATGCCGAGCACGCGATAGCCAGTGTCCAGCACGAGCGGCTGATCGACCCCGTTGACGTCGGTATATACCACGCTATCGACCGACAGCAGCGGCGGGTAAGGCAATTCAATACGATGACTGCCGACGGGATGCCGAGGACTCATGTGAAATCGGTAGCTATGCGCGCCGAAACTCGGCAGCTGCAATTCCCAGCTCTGCGGCCGCAGCGCGCGGCCGAGCCATCCGCCGGCGGCAGGATCCAGCACGTCGGACGCTGCCGCGATCGCCAGCGTCAACGCCGCGTCCTGCGATGCGTCGCTCAGCGACATACCGAGCGCTTTTTTGGCGTCAGTCAACGAAATGACGGCATCGTCAGGCGGCTCGATCAGAACCGCGCGGCCGCCATCGCTGAAACGAATGTTCCGATGATACATGGGATCGATTCCAGCGATGGCGGATTGCGGGTTTTACTTCTTGGCCTCGAGCGCAGCCTTGTCGGCGTCGGCCTTGGCCTGGTCGGCCTTGGCGGCCGCCTCGAGCTCGGCCTTGATCTCGGCATCGTTCTGCGCGCGGGCGCCGCCGACAGAGATCAAGCGATTGGCTTCCTCGTCGTCGAACGGCGAATTCTTGACCGACGTGTCGACAATGTCGCCGGGATTGAGCTGAATCTTTTTCCCGTCATCCATGACGGAAAGCATCACGATTTTCATTGTGTCACCCTTGTTCAGTTTAAGACAAAATTTGCCTCACAAAAAAGGCCGGGATAAACCCGGCCTTTCTGTCTGCGAGATTTCGAGAGGATCAGCTGGCCGCGTTGACGAACAATTTCACGGCGCCGCCGACGTCGATCAGATTGCCGGCCGAACGCATCCAGGCAAGGAAACCGACCTGGCCGAGCTTGGTATAGGCCGAATCCGTAAAGCGGAACATTTGCACGTCCATGACGTCGCGGATCTTGTAGTAAGAGAAATCGCCGAACGCGATCGACTTGGCGCTCGCAGCCATCGCGGCGACGTCCTGGTTGACCTGGATGGGATAACCCAGGATCGAGTCAGGCGCTCCACCGGCCTTACCTTCAGTCGGAACAGCGAAGGTCCAGCCAGGCACAAAGATCGGGCGAGACTGCGAGTCGGTGATCTTGCGGATCGCCTTGACGGATGAATCCGCCATCATGAACCGGCAATTGCCGAGGTTGCGATAGGCCGGGTCGACCGAGTGCACCAGGTCGAGCAGCGTGTTGTAGAGGATCGCCGTCACCTGGCTGGTCGAGTTGGCCGCCGTGACTCCCGTACCGGCGGCAGTGATAATGCCGTTCGGTTCGCTCGATCCGTCGCCCGCGCCGATCGTGAACTTGGTGTTCGTGATGCGGCCGAGGCGCGTGACGAGACGCGTGCGAACGAAGCTTTCAACGTCGACCTGGCCGTCCTGCAGCAACTCGAACGGCACGGCGACGACCTTTGACGAAAACTTGTAGGTCGTGAGCTGGATCGAACCGAACGAAGGATCGAGCGC